AAACCCAAGCAGTAAATTAAGCTATTGACATGGGGTATTATATAGGATATAATACCCTATAACAAACATACAGGAGAAATAACATGGACAGACTAGCACAATTAAATAAACAAATAGTAATAGGTGAAAAGATTAGTATTTTAATGGATCAATCTAATGGATTGATGGAGATGGTAAAAACTAATCAAGATCAAGTTATTAAGTTAAAAGAAGAATCAGATCAGTTGCAAACTCATATGGATAATGCAACAGATAGTATAGCAAGTTAAGGGTTGACAACCTATCCTACCTAGTGTAGGATAGGAATATACAGAAACAAACATACAGGAGAAAAAAACATGATACCAAACACACAATTCAAGATAACATACTTTGCAGTTAAACATGGTAAGCACATCACAAGAAATGCAACATGGACTGACCAATGCAAATACTTCACATCTAAAGTAGGCAACCAAATGATGACATACTTTGATATGGACGCAAATGGATATAGAACTGCCAAAGGCAGTTGGACTGTGAGGTTTTAATGGACTGGAATATAGTAATGGGAATAGGTGTAGTAATAATGATTATCGGCTTTTTACTTTTCATATGGTGTGAAATGGAACTTGCCGAGGCAGACAGAAAACTTTTTAGACAAGAACAATTAACTAAATCTTTTAACAAAGGAAAACAATCATGACACAGTTAACAGAAGAACATTTTGAATTGCACAGTAAAAACAAAGCTGAACAATTTGAACGACAGAAGATCAAGTTCCTAGAAGATAGGATTAAAACTTTAGAGAACGCAATCGAAAGCCATGCCAAAATCTTGGCAAGGTTTCAAATGACCGAGGGCAAAAGCCATGAACTAACAGCAAGTGAATATATTGAGATAACCGAGGGAGATCAATCATGAGTAATTTTGTTTGGTGCCATGGACCAAGTTGCCATACCTCTCACACACAAGACAGAATACGTGGTGTTAAGGGTAGCAAGGTCCTAAGAACTAAGAAAGTTCAAGAACAGACATGGACTAGAAATTCTTTCTATGCTTATTTCTGTAGCAATGGTTGTTACAATGACTATGCCAATAAACATATAGAACAGATAAGAGCCATCGCACCAAGGACCGAGGCTCTTGAAACACCCATTGAAGTGACCAAGAAACCATACACAAATAGTTGGAGTGGTCAAACTACTATGGAAACCAGAATAACAACAGTTGACAATGGCTGAGGGATAGTGTAGGATATAGATATATTAATCAATACAGGAGAAATACACATGAACCAACCACAAACAAAAATAGCCGACACAGTAATGCCAACAGGTTACACGTTCCAACAGGAACTATTACTTCAAGCATTAGAGAGACAAGCAACAACAGGTATGTTGATGACAAATCCTAGAGTGACAGGCTTTACATCATTTGCAAAAGCGGTCCTTAATTTCTTAGATGATAAGAAAGCGCCAAAGACTTGCAAGAACTTATATGCATACTTAGTTAAGCAAGGCGCATATACTGGCATACATGAGTTCAGTTATAGTAAACGATAACACTTGACAGCCTATCCTATCATTGATAGGATAGGCTATAACAAACATACAGGAGAACACATGGACCTCGACAGAATGATCAAAGCAACTAACCCTTACTCGAACGAGTCAACGATGTTAACACCAACAGAACACAAGTTATACATTGAGATCAAGCAAGCAGAGTTCGATGAGGATTACAATGCAATGCAAAAGAAATTGTCTAAGTTCAGTAGACTGAATGCAGCAGCATTCATGGTACTACTAGACTAACCGAACACCAACTGTGTGGTCCTGTAGGACCACACTCACACACGCACAAGTTGTGCGCCCCCTATCACAGCACATAAATATATAATCAATAGAGGTACCAGACCCGATCCCAATATTCGCGCGCGCTCAGTAAGCGATCCACCTTATATAATAAAGGGGTCCCACTACTCTAGGTTGTATTGCTTGTTTTAGACAGTTAAGGGTGGTATAATACTTCTCCACTGTTAAAAAGGTGCCAAAAAATTATAAAAATTTTTTATGAAAAAAAATATAGATATAGCTAACTTACCATCTGACATCCGCTCACAGTACAAGAGATTAAAAGTTATGCATGCTGAAAAAAAGATTCAGCGAAAAGCAAAAGATGATTTTATGTCTTTTACTAAAGCTGTGTGGCCCGAGTTTATTGAAGGCGCACACCACAGAGTTATAGCTCAAAAATTTAACGATCTTGCAAACAAAAAAATTAATAGATTAATAGTGAATATGCCACCTAGGCACACTAAGTCTGAGTTTGCTTCTTACCTACTTCCAGCGTGGATGGTGGGCCGTAATCCAAAATTAAAAATTATTCAAGCAACTCACACAGGCGAACTTGCAGTAAGGTTTGGTCGTAAAGCAAAAACCTTGATTGATAGTGAAGAATATTCTAAAATATTTGAAACAACTTTAAGAGAAGATTCCCAAGCTGCCGGTAGGTGGGAAACAGCACAAGGCGGCGAGTATTTTGCTGCGGGTGTCGGCGGTGCAATCACCGGACGGGGTGCTGACTTATTAATAATTGACGATCCACACTCAGAGCAAGATGCAATGTCAGCTACTGCGTTTGACAATGCTTATGAATGGTACACATCAGGACCCAGACAAAGGCTTCAACCTGGTGGACAGATAGTATTGGTTATGACTAGATGGAGTAAAAAAGATTTAACAGGTATTTTACTTGCAAATCAAAAAAAAGTTAAGGGTGATCAGTGGGAAGTGGTTTCTTTTCCAGCAATCTTGGACCACGGAACTGAAAAGAAACCGGTTTGGCCGCAATATTGGAAAATGAACGAGCTAGAATCGGTTAAAGCAACACTTCCAGTTGGAAAATGGAACGCGCAATGGATGCAAGAACCAACTTCTGAAGAAGGAGCACTAATTAAACGAGAATGGTGGAATAAATGGGAAAAAGAATTTTTACCAGACGTTACTTATGTTATTCAAAGTTATGATACCGCTTTTTCAAAAAAAGAAACCGCTGATTATTCTGCAATCACTACTTGGGGTGTTTTTTATCCTGAAGAAGGTGGAAAACCAAATATAATTTTGCTTGATGCAATAAAAGAACGTTTGGACTTTCCAGAATTACGTAGAACAGCATTAGAGCAATATAGATACTGGGAACCTGATATGGTTATCGTTGAACAAAAAGCATCGGGAACACCTCTTACGCACGAACTTAGACAAATGGACATTCCGGTGATGACATTCACGCCAAGTCGTGGTAATGATAAGCACGTACGAGTAAATTCTTGTGCGCCACTGTTTGAGTCCGGATTAATCTGGGCTCCTGATGAACAGTTTGCAGAAGAAGTCATTGAAGAATGTGCATCATTCCCATTTGGCGATCATGATGACTTAGTCGACAGTATGACTATGGCTATTATGCGATTCAGGCAGGGAGGTTTTCTACCCCATCCAGAAGATTATGAAGATGAAATACAACCAACTAGGAAAAGAGAGTACTATTAAAAATGGCAGGAACCATAGCAGTAAAATTATATGATTTATTAAAAAGCATAGGAGTTGATGTATCTCAACAATCAGGGTCTAATGTTAAAACACTTGCTACTAAAAATAAATCTACATCAACAAAACCAGGATTACTAGCATCTGAAAGAGATACAGGTGGAAACTTTGCAACCGTATTAGATATTTTTAAAAAAGATGCTCAATATATTAATGGCATGAATGATGTCGAACAAATGGCATTTTTAAATAACATAATGGATTACAAAGAGTTTGGTGGATCAAGTATTAAGAATACTGAAGGTATAAAAGCTTTAGACCAAGCAAAGAATTTAACTAACGAATCTAGTGACCTTAAAACATCAATTGATGAATTACTTAACAAAGCAAAGTCTATGAAAGCTGATGCAGAAAAAGGATTAAAAAGTGCAGAAGATGATTTATCTACTTTCTTTGAAACAGGCGGCAATCCTTTAAATAAAAAAGATACAAAATATCTTGGCGGCAGTATGAGTGAAGAAGGTCAGATTAGAACTGGTATCAGACAGTTCTTACAAAAAGAATTAAAAAACGGCAGAATTAATTTAGATGAGATTGATGCACAAAGAATATTACAGTATTCCCCAATGTCAGAGGATGATCCAATTTTAGTATTTAAAAAAATCTATGGTGATGAAGCTTACAACAAAGCTGGATCGTTTCCAGGTGCTTTTAACATTGGTGAAGATTATAATCATTACGAAAAAATATTTAGAGAAAACATGGGTGAAGACATTTTAAAAGTTAAAGATAAAAAATATGTTGGTGATGGCAAATTACTTTTAACAGAAGCAGAAGAAGTATTTACTCCTAGCAAATTTGACGACGACATACCTTTTGCAACAGGTGGACGTGCTAGTTTTGCAGGTGGTAAAATAATTGATGAAATTATTTTAATGCTTACCAAAAAAGAACCAATGGAGGCTATGAAAGAAGTTAATAAAATTATTGGTAAAAAAGG